GATCTCGTCCCACAGCTCCGTGAACGCCCGCATCTTGCACATCTCGGTGACGAAGCGCACGCCGGCGTTGACGAAGAACGAGATGCGGCCGACCACGGCCCCGAGCTCCGCCGGCGCCACCTCCCGGGAGGCGCGCACGGCGTCGAGGATCGCTTGCGCCGTGGCAAGCGCGAACGCCAGCTCCTGCACGGGCGTCGCTCCCGCCTCCTGCAGGTGGTAGGAGCACACGTTGACCGGGTTCCATTTCGGCATCGTCCGGCAGCTGAAGACGATGGTGTCCTTGGTCAGTCGCAGCGACGGCTCCGGCGGGAACACGTAGGTGCCGCGCGAGAGGTATTCCTTGATGATGTCGTTCTGGGTCGTGCCGGTGAGCCTTTCCCGCGCCGCGCCCTGCTCGTCGGCCACGGCCACGTAAAGCGCCAGCAGCCACGCGGCCGTGGCGTTGATGGTCATCGACGTATTCATCCGGTCGAGGGGGATGCCGTCGAGCAGCGTGCGCATGTCCCCCAGGTGGCAGACGGGCACGCCCACCTTGCCCACCTCGCCGCGGGCCAGCTCGTGGTCGGGGTCGTAGCCCGTCTGCGTCGGCAGATCGAAGGCGATGGACAGCCCTGTCTGCCCCCTGGCGAGGTTCTTGCGGTAGAGCGCGTTGGACTTGGCGGCCGTCGAGTGCCCCGAATAGGTGCGGATGAGCCACGGGCTCTCGGCAGGGGTCAGACTCCTCGCCTGCGCCCTGTCGTTCAAACCAGCGGTCGGCGGCGCGGGGTCTGACCCCTTCACTGACCCCTTAGCCGGCGCGCTCATGTCGTCGCTCCTTGCTTCGCACACGCGAGATGACCCCCAAGGTACGCGAGGCGGCCCTTGGCGCAACCGATTTGCCCGCACGCGCAGGGCCGGCTCCGTTCTGTCTGCCGGCGAAGCTGAACAAGAGGTGCACGCCGGGGGCGTGGGCGCGTGGACAAGAGCCAATCAACAGCTCCTGCACGGCGCCCCGCAAGCTTATCCTCATGCTCCCGTGCGGTGCTATAATTGTAATCTCCAAAGTATATCTTAGATATATTTGGCAATATCAAATATTGTTAAGCATAACTGCGAAGCATCAAAATACAAATTGACACCGTGACGCTGATCTGCTACTGTTCTGTTATCGTCACCACAGTTGCGCAACTGCCCTCCCCCGCCCGCGGCAACAGCGCCACCGAAGCCCACTCATTCCGATGCCGTCCAAGCTCACCATCGAGCAGTGGGCCGAGGCCCGCCGCCTGCGCGCCAATGGAACCTCGTTCGTGGACATCGCCGACCGGTTCGCCATGTCCGAAGCGACCATCCGCCGACGCGCCCACCGCGAAGGCTGGCCCGAGCCGGCGGGCGCGGCCGGCAGCCCCCGCCGCCGCAGGCCGGCCGTCGTCTCCGCCGCCGTCGCCGGCATCCGCAGCCGCCTGGCGCTGCGGCTCTACAACGTCATCGAGTGCAAGATCAGAATGATGGAGCTGCGTATGCAGAGAGAGCTGCAGGACCAGGAGTGCAACCCCGACGGCGCCATGCAGCCGGGCCCCACCAAGGACGAGCGCGAGAGCTTCGCAGCGCTCATCCAAAGCATCAATCAAGTCACGGAGATGGCCTCTGACCCCGCCCCTGCCGCCGACGGGAGGAGAAGAAACGCAAACGCAAACAGGGCCGTCAACCCCGAGCTCACCGCCCTCAGCGGCGACACCGACCCCGACGGCATCGCCGCTGCATCCGAGAAGGACCAGTACCGCGGCGAACTTGCGGAGCATCTTGGAAGAATGTTCCCGAAACCCTGAGGGGCTCGACTTCCTCGCCACCCACCTCGCGCCCGAGCAGTTCCGCGACCTCGTCAACTACCATTGGGCGGTGGCCGCCCGCGACGACCAGCTCGCCCCGGTCCTCGCCAAGGGCGGCGGCCGCTGGCACACCTGGCTGCTGCTCGGCGGCCGTGGCTCCGGCAAGACGCGCGCCGGCGCCGAGTGGGTGCGCGCCCAGGTGATCGGCGAGCCGCCCCTGGCCGACCGCCGCTCGCGCCGCATCGCGCTGGTGGGCGACACCATCGCCCAGGTGCGCTCGATCATGATCGAGGGCGTCTCCGGGCTCATGTCCGTGTATCCGCCGAAGGAGCGTCCCAAGCTGGAGGTGTCGCGCAACCAGCTGGTCTGGTCCAACGGGACCATGGCCCAGCTGTTCGCCGCCGAGGACCCGGACTGCCTCAGGGGCCCGCAGTTCGACGCCGCCTGGTGTGACGAGCTCGCCAAGTGGCGCCGCCCGGATCTCGCCTGGGACAACCTGCAGTTCGCGCTGAGACTCGGCCGCTGGCCGCAGTGCGTCATCACCACCACCCCGCGCCCGATCCTCCTCTTGAAGAAGATCCTGGACGACGACGCCACCGCCGTCACCCGCTCGCGCACGGCCGACAACGCCTCCTTCCTGTCGCCCTCGTTCCTGGCCGAGATGCAGCGCCGCTACGGCGACACGCCCATCGGCCGCCAGGAGCTGGAGGGCGAGATCGTGGAGGAGCGCATGACCGGCCTCTGGAAGCGCAGCCAGATCGAGCAGGCCCGCATGCTGGCCCGCCCCGAGCTCGTCCGCATCGTCGTCGCCGTCGATCCGCCAGTCACCTCTACCGCCGGCTCCGACAGCTGCGGCATCATCGTCGCCGGCCTCGGCGTCGACAAGCGCGCCTACGTCATCGCCGACCGTACCGTGCAGGGCCGCGATCCCACCACCTGGGCTAAGGCCGCGGTGGCCGCCTACCACGATCACGAGGCCGATACCATCGTGGTCGAGACCAACCAGGGCGGCGACCTCCTGGTGCAGATGTTCAAGAGCATCGACGCCTGCGTGCCGGTGAAGAAGGTGTACGCCAGCCGCGGCAAGTACGTCCGCGCCGAGCCCGTCTCCACGCTCTACGGCGAGGGCCGCGTGGTTCATGTCGGCGAGTTCCCCGAGCTGGAGCGCCAGATGTGCGACTTCGCCGCCGACGGCTTGAGCCACGGCAAGAGCCCCGACCGCCTCGATGCCCTCGTCTGGGCCATCACGGAATTGATGCTCGTCCAGCGCTCTCCGCCGGCTTCGTCGGCGTTCGACCCAACCTACAATCACAAATTCCTCTGCCCCTGGGCGACGACACGGGCGAGAAGGGCGGCGAGCTGGGTCTCGGAACGGCGGAAGCCTTCCACGTCGGGGGTGCTGACGTTGAGGGTGACGTTGAGGCTGGCACCGGTGTCGGCGCGCACGCCGAGGCGGCCGTCGGGACCGCGGGCCAGCGGCAGGATCGCCTCGGGGCCGCGCTCGCCGGCGAGGCCGAGGCGGTTGCCCGCGAGCGGGAAGGCGACGGGGCTGGCGATGACGCCGCCTTGCGCAAACGGCACCGGCAGGCCCTGGCGGATCATGCCGCCGCGCGCGAAGGCGGCGCCGCCGACGAGGCCGGCGAGCGCGCTGCCGATGCTGTCGGTGAGCGGCTTCAAGGCGGCCTTCAGCGCCAGCTCGGAGAGGCGCAGGGCGAGCGAGCGCAGCACATCGCCGAAGCTCTTGCCCCTAAGCGCCAGATCCACGAACGACTGCGACAGCGCGCTGGAGAAGCGGGCGCCGGCCTTGGAAACATCGGCGAGCTGCGCCTGCAGCGGGCGCGTGTCGGCGTCGATGGTGAGGGTGAGGGTGGGGGAGAAATCGTCGGGCATTTGGATGAGATGGTGAGTGGTGAGATGGTGAGTTTGGCGGTGACGAGAAGAAGGGAGTGGGGAATGGGGAGTGGGGAGTGGCGGATCTGCAGGCGCTGCGTTCCCTACTCCCCATTCGCCACTCCCTATTCGCTATTCGCTCTTGTCGGGATAACGCCTCATAAGCTCGGCGAGCGCGGTTCGGGGCAGAGGATCGCCTCCCGTGGCCACGCCGAGGAGACCTTGCAGGGCCGCGTCCAGCTCCCTGGGCGTCATGGACCAGAAGTCGGCGGGGCGGAGGCGGAGGAGGCCGAGGCCGGCGGCCATCACCTGGGACCAGGGAAAGGGCCGGTGTCGGCCCCGGCCTCCGCCGGGGCTCCGGGTCTGACACCATTGCCCGGCGCTGCGATTTCAGACTCAGCGCGTAGCACCGGGGAGGAAGATGGTGAGGTCGGCGCCATGGGGTCAGACCCGCAGCGTCCGACCCCAAAAGTCGCGCTCAGGAGGCGCGCGACGATGTCGACGAAGCCGGCGGCGCCGCCGTCGGCCTGCATGCGGGCGACGGCATCGTCGGCGACGTCCTGGCCGGCGCCGCGCAGGCCGGC